TGTTTTAGAACTACTATTAAGTAGTCTAACGCAGACGACCTCCCCAAAGAGGGTCGTCAAGTGATTGATAACGCAAAGTGGAATTGGAAAAGGTGCTATTTAAAAAAAAGAGATATATTTATTTTTTTAGTGTTTAAGAAAAGTTTAATACGTTCAACCCTTTTTGAGAGGGTTTCACTTAGCTATCTAATATTTACCACCTTTAGATAAATTATCTTTTGCCCATAAAGGCTGTAAATTAGTGTAGTGACATAGTTTTATCAAATCTTCTTTAGTTTCAGCAGAACATAAAGGTTTTATATGGTCTATATGCCATTCTCCATAGTTATCCCAATTCATTCCATCAACAAACTTACTTTCTAAGTAAGATTTAGCTTCATTATAGGAACACCCAAGCATTTTAGAATTACTACTTTTTTTAGTCCAGTAATTAACCTTAAAAGCCGAAGATGTTCTTTTTCTAAGATTATACTTCATCCTATGAAACCCACTTGTCTTTCTCTTAAATTCTTTTCTATCTGATGCTTTTCTAATAAGAAGCTCCCTATTTTCAACATAATACTCCTTCTTATATTTTAAAACTGAATCCTTGTTATTGTTGTAGTAGTTTTTTACTGAATTAATTTTAGATTTCTTGTTTTTGTTGTAGTAGGACTTATAATATTCACTAAAGCAAGGTTTACACTTAGACGACACACCGTACTTCCCATTTTTCTTTTTATTGAACTGAGTAATAGGTTTCTCTTCGCCACAATATTTACATAATTTTTTCATAAAGCAAATATACAAAAAATAATTTAAATACTATTTAATATGGTATACACCTGAACTTTTGCCCTGAACAAGAAACTGCATAGCGTATCTTATAGCGTCAATGTAGTGGTTAAATTTGTCAATAGGAACTGTGTTTTTATCCTTCCAAGCGTAATTGTTTACTTCTTTAATAACATCAATACTATCTTTATCTATAATCCATTCATAGTCTTGTATTAAAGCTATACCACTTAATATACTACCAGTCTTTTTAACAGTAGGCTTCATATTTAAACCACTATTCTTTAGTTCTCTAATTAATCTTGGTTCAGAGTTATCACAAATAATTAAATCAGATTTAGCATAAGCCTTGTTTAGTCTTATAATTTCACTTGTAGATAAGTTAGGTTTATTATAACATTGCTTTACCCATAACTGTCTATTAGGTACATCTACAGAAACTTTAACTAACGTTGTATCATCTAAACTAAAACCAAAATCTTGCCCATAGCACATTAACTCTCTATCCATAAAAACGCCTGTTCTCCAGTTCTTTATAATAACCCCTTCTGCACGCTCTTTCCAACCACCTAATATTTGGTGTAAGTATTTACTTGGATTATTTCTTTTAGTCTTATAAATAGTCTGTAAGAAAGATTCTGGTAAATTAGATTTATTGTCTTTATAAGTAGTGTGTATGTAAGTAACACCTTTCTTTGTTAAATTACTACCATCTTTAACTAAAGCATCTCTAAAAAACCTTTTGTATATCCAATGCTCTTTAGTTGCAGGGTTTAGTATTAATATAACTCTGTTTTGTTTAGTTATTGCTCTTACAGATAAGTCTATTTTATCAAAAGTTTCTTCATCATCTAACTCTTCTGCCTCATCTACTACAAAGGTAGTAATACCATTAAGTGATTTAAGTGCTGCTGTTTGGTTACCACTACTTGTTCTAATACCTTTAAATATAATAGAAGAACCTGTTGTTAGATTCATTATTTCATCTTTAGTAATCCTAAAGTCTTTGTTCTTACCTAATAAATCTATCTTTTCAACAAACTCTGGTATAATAGAAGTATGTGCAGAAGTCATTGTATATCGTGTAAATAATACTTTATGACCTGTTTCATAAGTAAGCATTAACAATCTTAAAGCAACACCAAAAGACTTTCCCGAACCACGACCACCTGTTACGATATAATACCTACTATCACTATTAAATAATGGCTGATACTTTTCGTGAATACTAAGATTCTTCATCATCAACGTCTTTATGTTCTACATCAATAGTCTTTTCTTCTAACTTAGGATTACTATTACCAAAGAAATTAATTACAGGTGCATTATTAGCAACAGGTTTAACATCTTTTTCATCATCATAAGCATAGTCAAACAACATCTTATACATATTGTAATTACCTGTTTTCTTTGCTCTCTTAGCTACTTCTTCAAAAGCATTAACTTCACTACCAAAAACATTCTTTAACGCTTTCTTAGCATACTGTTTAGTTCTCTTCTTCTTAGCGTAATTCTTTGCAGGAACATTACTCCTATCTCTATCTGGTACTTTACTTAAAGGTATAGATTTCTTTCTACTGTTATTCTTTCTACCATCATTAGGCTTTATTTCTTCTGACTTCATAATTTGATTATTTTTTTTACTTCATATTTCTATTATTTTTGATGTGAGTTACTTTTTCAACTGCTCTTGCACCATAATAACCTCCATAGACTAATAATAATAAAGAAGACAATAAATCTATCCACGCTTCGTTTATTTTAAAGCCTTCTAATGAACTATCTAATATAATATATAGGAATAATGCTAAAGTTAAAAAAGCAAGGCTTAAAGGTCTTATATTCTTACTCCACCAACTATCAGATAACATATCAGATTGCCAACGTTTTGTTACTTCTTCCATTTCAGTAACGTCTTGTTTTAAGTTAGCTAATAGTATTTCTTTTTGTTCTTCTGTTAATTGAACATCATTAGTAATAGATTCAAATATTTTACCAACATCTTTCTTGTCAATAGCATCAATAATAGTATCACCTAAAGGAATATTGTTTTTTACAACACTTCTCCATAAGTTACCAAAGAAAGTTCCTTTACCACCATTTTTTCTTAATTTAGGGTTATTGTTTTCCATTTTATTGTGTATTGCGATATGCGATATTAATGTTAGTTTTTTCTATCTTTATTATATGTATAAGCGTATAATGTTAGCTTTTTTACACTTATTGTATGTATAGACGTATAATTTACACTCGTTAATAAGTCCAAACAACTTTTTCAGATTTCTCTTTATCTAAATCTACGTGAATAAATGTATCTGCAATACCTATTCTATTAAAACCAACCTTTATAAGAGATTCTAATATAACAAAACGTTGTCTACTATTAGTAACACTAATATCTACTGCAAGTCCTTTTAAATGGCTTGAATTAGGCTTACCACCTATTTTAGCATTATGTTCAGGTGTTCTATATGCTGAATTAATTATAAATGGTATTCCTGCTCTTTCTCTTGCTTCATCTAATCTTAATAAGAAAGTTTTATCCATCTTATCTAAATTATCTAATTCTTTAAAATAACGAGTCATAGCTTATCTTTTTTATTATTTTTTAGAGATTGATTGATTTTTATTAAGGTGTACGTTATTGAAACAATAAGTAATATTATTTTTAGTGTCATTTCAACATTAGAGAAACTTAAAATAAAGCTCAATATGTTTAAAATAGCTAATTTTATATCTTGTTCATTCATAGCTTATCTTAATAAATTAAATATCTTTTATCAAAATCACTTCATCAATGTTTATCATAAAATCTAATTCATTATTACCTCTAACAAGAACTTGATTTTTACTACAACCTCTTATTATTTCATTTTTTAAAGTGTTCGCTGCTTCTTTAGTAATATCAAAGGTGTATCCATTTTTAAATACTATTTGTTTCATAGCTTTTTATCTTAATAAATTTCCAATTTCGTTTGCACTTACTTTAAACCTTTCTAAACCTCCTTTAGGGTCTTTTAAGTATTTGTGATACTTTACACTATCTAATGGTCTTACATAGTCAACTCCTATTAAAGCTAATATTTTACCTTTTCTGTAATAAGGCACTACTCCAATAGCATTAATTCCTTGCCTTTGTAACTCTAACCTTGTTCTAACATCTTTTATTTCATTAACATCAGGGTGCATCATTCTGTAATTAATTACATCTTTAATCCATTTAGCGTATAAACCAACAGGTACATCTTGTAATCTTTGTGCTTCACTACTTATTCCTGCTCTTGTTACTTCAAAATCATTAGACATTTTAGATTTATGTTTTCCATTGTAATAGTTTACTCCATTATGAAACCTAAAAATATATGCTCTATCTGCACCTGTTTTGTTCATCAAATCATACAATGCATCTTCAATTAATACATCTCCATCTAACCTTTCTATTATAACATCTTTGTTTAATAACTTATATTCTACAAGATATTGTATTTCTGTCTTAAAACTATTAATTATAAAACCTAAAAACAATAGTAAGATTATCCACCATTTTGTCTTATTAATCGCCTCTAATAACAACATATATTTATTCATACTTCATTAGCACTCAACGTGCATCATTTTAAAATATTACTACTAACCAATATAATATAACAGGCAGAGAAGTAAAGAAGCCATCTAAAACCTCTCCTTTACCTTTATCTGTAATTACATCATATAATTCTTTAAACACTCCTGCACCAACTACAATAACTGATGCCCAAATAGGATTTATTAATATACAGAATAAAGCAAAGCCTAATGTACCACTATAAAAGTGTCTTAATTTATCAACTGCTATTCTATCTTGGTGTGTTAATATTTTCTTTATTAACTCTATCATTAGTCTATTTTATATGAATCATAATTTAAGCCTAAAAATGAATGCACTCCATTTCCAATTACATTAGCTGCATAAGACTTCCAACCATAAGGATGGTCATCAATACCTTTCCATAAAACATCAACGTGATATTTAGAAGATAACACAGGTGCAACTACTTCATTACCATC